TTCTATTTAAAGAGCAAAGGAAAGAAAAGAGGATACGTTGAAAGACAAGAAATAACTGGAGCTGATGGAATGCCAACTGATTTTAAAATTGAGATAATTGACAAGATCAAGGATACAGACTAACATAGTTTATAGACACTTAAGGAACAGCACTGGAAAGATAGCTATTCACGAGGGTGGAACAAGAAGCGGAAAGACGTGGAATGTTTTGCTCTTCCTTGTTTTTGACTATTGCCTAAATGATAAGGGTAGAACAATCACTATTTGCAGAAAGACTTTCCCTAGTGTGAGAGCTACTGTCATGAGAGATTTCTTGACTATCCTCAAAGAGTATGGTTTATATAGAGAAGAGAATCACAATAAATCAAATAGCGAATACAAGCTGAATGGAAACCTTATCGAATTTATTTCTGTTGATCAACCGCAGAAGATTAGAGGTAGGAAAAGAGATGTGCTGTTTATTAACGAAGCCAATGAGCTTGACTATGAAGACTGGCAGCAGTTAGTATTTAGAACGCAAGAAAAAATCATAATAGATTACAATCCTTCTGATGAATATCATTGGATATATGACAAGGTTATTCCAAGAGATGATGCTGACTTTTATAGAACTACATATCTAGACAATCCATTCCTGGAGCAAAGCATCGTTGAAGAGATTGAGCGATTAAAGGAAACAGATGAACAATACTGGCAGATTTATGGTCTGGGAATGAGGGGAGTAAGCAAAGCAACTATCTTCAAGTATTATGAAGCTGATAAGATTCCAGAGGATGCAGAGTTTGTAAGCTTTGGAGCAGATGCTGGATATACAAATGACCCAAGCACTTTAGTATCTGTATATAAGAAAGATTACAATTTATATATACAAGAGCATCTTTATAGAACAATGATGACTACAAAGGATTTAAGTGATCACTTTAAGCAAGTAGGAGTTGGAAGGAATACAATCTTTTTCGATTCAGCAGAGCCACGTCTTATTGATGAGCTTCGAAGAATGGGACATAATATACAACCATCATTAAAAGGCAGAGATTCAGTAAATGCTGGTATTGATTTATTAAAGAGGTTTAAAATACATATCACAAAGGACAGTGAGAATGCAATCCAGGAGTTTAGGAACTATAAATGGCTAGAGGATAGGAGTGGAAAGCTGACTAATAAACCAGTGGATAAGAACAACCATATCATTGATGCTGTAAGATATGCGACTTATTCATTATTGAGCAGACCTAACTTTGGTAAATATGCAGTCCATTAATCGCTAAAAAATTATTAAATTGTTTATATATTAATAAGCACAAGAATATGAATTACAAAATTACTATACCAACTTCATTGAATGAGATAACTCTCGGACAGTATCAAGAGTTCACTAAATTAAGTGAGCTTCCAGAAACAGAGCTCCAATTGAAAGCAATTGAAATCTTTTGCAATGTGCCAAGAGAAGCTGTAAGAGGAATGAAGGCAACTGATATTACAGAAATATCCAACATCATAAACAATATGTTTGATACGAAGCATCAGCTTATTAATAGTTTTAAATTAGATGGAGTTGAATATGGATTTATACCTTCACTAGAGGACATGACTTTTGGGGAATATATTGACTTGGATACTTTCATCGCAGACAATGATAATTTGCATAGAGCTGTAAATGTTCTTTTCAGACCAATGGAAATGAAGAGAGGAAACAGATATTTCATAAAAGAGTATCAACCAGAAGAATTTGAGAAAGCAAAAGACTTTCCTTTAGATGCAGTGCTTGGAGCTATTGTTTTTTTTTACAGTTTAGGGAAGGACTTGTCTACAGTTATGATCAACTCTTTGGACAAGAAGAACGAGGAGATTTTAGCGGAGTATCTAATTTCACAAGAAAGTGGGGATGGTACAACTCCATCTTTGCAATCGCTAACGGAGATATTACAAAATTTGAACATATCTCTAAATTAAATGTGCATGAATGCTTAACATTTCTAACTTTCTCTAAAGAGAAAAATGAATTGGAAGCAAGACAAATAAAAAGTAAATTTAAATAAAATGAGCAATACAGGAGTAAGAGGATTTTACCTATTAACAGAAGCAATCAAAAACCAGCTTCTTGATGATGTAAATGTAAATACAGTAACCACTGGAGATATATATGACATTGACTTATCAAAGCAATCAATCTTTCCCTTATCTCATATCATTATAAACAACGTAAGCACGCAAGAGCAAACGCTTACTTTCAATATATCTGTACTCGCTATGGACATTGTTGATGAAAGCAAAGAGGCAACAACTGATATATTTAGAGGAAACAATAACGAACAAGATATACTTAACACTCAACTTGCAGTTCTTAATAAGCTTGTCATGATTTTGAGAAAAGGAGTGCTTTATTCAGATCAATATCAACTTGATGGAGACGCAAACCTTGAGCCATTCTATGAGCGGTTTGAGAATCGACTTGCTGGATGGGCAGCAACATTTGATGTCTTTGTTAGAAATGACATTGATATATGTTAGCAGAGAAATTCTTAAGGGAAGAGCTTAACAAGTTCGCAAAGTATGTTATTCAGCAAAGTAGAAATAACCTAACTAAAGGCAAAAAGAATACATCTAAAGAGCTTTATAATAGTCTTGGGTATGATATAGAATCAAGTAAAGATTCAACGTCTATGGCTTTTAAAATGGCTGATTATGGAAAGTTCCAGGATTTAGGTGTTAAGGGTAAAGATTCAAGTGCTAAAGCTCCCAACAGTCCGTATAAGTTTGGAACTGGAAGTGGAAAGAAAGGTGGATTGACTAAAGGAATTGATAAGTGGGTGCGTAGAAGAGGAATTCAATTTAGAGATAAGAAAGGAAGATTTCTATCTTATAAGCAAACGGGGTATATAATAACAAGAAGTGTTTACAAAACTGGCATGAAGGCTAGCATGTTTTTTACAAAGCCATTTGAAAGAGCATTTAAAAGACTTCCAGATGATCTTGTCAAAGCTTATTCAATAGGAATAGAAAAACAGATACAAATAAATATTAAAGAGAAATGAGCAAGATAAACGCAAGAAGTCCACATTATGTAAGCATAACAGCTACAAACCTCACAAAGGTAGATATAGAGCTGTATGTATATACTGGATTACAAACAAATAGAACTAATTTATTTACGCTCACATCTTATGCAGTTAGCAATGTAGTAACGTTTGAAATTAGCGAAATAGTAAGAGATTATTTGCTTAATACTTTTGATGGCGATTACGCAACTGCTAATGTGTGGGTAGATTACAGAACAAATAGTTATATACAAGGCGCTGCACAAGGCTTTACTTCTTATACTGAATTAACTGGCTTTGATGGTTATGGATATTTTGAAGATGGTGATAACCCACAGAATGCAGATACAGTATTACAATCAAATAGAAGTATTTTAAAGTTAGCAGATACTCCAGCAGTTTTGCCTTTATATATTAATCAAGATATTGATGTGTCTTATTTGTTAAATGGTCAAGTTGTGTATTCTACTGATTTCAGTTTTGACCCAGAAAACACAGAGCAAATAAAATACGCCACTAATGGTGTGAATGGTGCTGATATGTTTGAGGATAGGGTTATACAAGATGGTGGAACTTTCGAGAGCAATGTATGTCTAACTGCGTTTGAAGATGAGTTTGCATTATTGGCTGTGGATGAAATAAGAGTGTCAGATGCAGATGGTAACCTAACTATAATAACAGTACAAGATATTGAGGAGTGTAAATACCAGCCTTATAAATTAACCTTTGTAAATAAGTATGGTGCTTTACAATCTATATGGTTCTTTAAAAGAACTAACGAGGTATTAACTACTAAAACAGAAAAGTTTAAACGCAATATTATTGTTAATGGCTCTTACGATACAAGTAGACATCAGCAAAAGATACTTACTAAAAACGGAAGTGAGAAGCTAACTTTAAACACAGGGTTTTATCCAGAAGAGTATAACGATGTATTTAAGCAGATGCAGTTAAGTGAAGATTGTTGGATT